CCCACATCACCCCATCGACCTGTTCCCCTTCCTCTCGCAGGGCCCAGTAATACAGGACGGTTTGAATGTCGGAGAAACGAGCATCCTCATCCGGCAAGATCTTGTGGGTCTTGTGATCCATCAACCAGATCCGTCCCATCTGATCACTGGGGAGCTTATCGATGATCCCCTTGAATTTGATGCCACGGTGAGTGGTTTCGATCGGGATCTCAGAGAGCCCCCGATAGTCCAGGCCGTCGTTGGCCCAGTGCTTGTGGTAGCGAAGATAGAGCGACTCCAGCTCCTCCGGGGAGCTGTAGTTCTCGGTCTCATCACTCCAGAGACCCTGGTACTCCTGGCGATACCTCTCCAGGGGTTCACGCCAGTCCTTCCCCATGACGGGGGCGTCCAGCATTTCGTGGAAGGTCACTCCTCGGGACAGCGTGGCGGGGGCCGTCCGGCGAGTCAAGCCCTGATTGTACTTGTAGTCATAGATCTTCCGGCAACGGCGGAAGGCCTTGATCTTGGATTGCGAGAAAGTATCAGCCGACATCTGGTAGCTCCAATATCATGTTCAACTTCAGTGGTTGTAACCTGTAGGGGAGGTCTTTCCCCCTACAAATTCATTATACCAGGGTTAGTTATCCGGTTGGGTTTTATCCTCTCGAACTTGAACGAATCGGGGGTGCCGGAGAGAGCCATCGGGGGTTTCCTCATGGAATTGAACTTCGATGATTTTACCCTTGATGAGGGAGGGGTTTTCCCAGAACTGCTGTCGCTGCTCGTCGGAGAACCCCGAACCCACACTGACTCGCTTGTTCTTGTGCTTGACAATAGCCGCTCCCAACATCCCAGCGTACTTTCCCTCACCCTGTACCAGGGACTCCACCCGGAGATCCAAATCGTTGACGGGTTTGATCTTGATCCAGTCCTTATGCTTACGGAACCGGTAGAAACCCATGGGGTCCTTTACCATGGCCCCCTCGTAGCCGTGGTCCAGGAAGTGATTGTAGTACTTCATGAACTCTTCCGGGGTGGCACGGTGGGCGGGGACCAGCTGGAGCTCCTCTCCCAGCAGCCGGGCCCGTTCGAAGTCCTGTTCCAGTAGGGACCGGCGATGGCTGTGCTCTCGAGTAGTGGAGCCCCATTCATCCGCCTCCAGTCGGTCGAAGATGTGGAAACGGGTGTCGGTGTTCGTCTGATTCTTACGTCGCACCGCCGAGGAGGAGCTATTGAAATTCCCGTTCACCAGTTCACCGTCGAAGAACATGTCCCTTCCGGAGGCCAGCCTCAGCAGGGGCTCCTTCAAGTGGTTCGTGGAGGTGAACTCCAGCCCATTACGGGAGAGCAGGGACACCGATTGCCCCTTGATCACGGCGACCGCCCGGAGGCCGTCGTACTTGGGCTCGATGAAATAGCTCTTCTTGGGGTTGGGCTTGGTCTTGTTGAGAGGCACCGCTCGCATGACCTCGAAGGTCCGAATGATTCCGGGGTAGAGTGTCAGGGCCAGGGCGGGTCCGACACCGCATCGGAGATCCTTACGGATGATTCGACGAACCAACTCCTGATACTCTTCATCTAGGTCTCGGACCGAAAGACCCAACGCCCGTCGAGCGGCGCCACCGGTCAGCTCCCGGGAGGCCAGCTTCTCCAGAACTTCGAAGTGGCCCAGCGGGGAATACTCGTCATCAGGGGCGGGATCAAAGTCGGTGATTCCGAAGGTGATGAAAGGGTCCAGGGCCAGCCGAAGGACGGACTTCAGCTCCTCCTGATAAGGATACTCTTTCAACAGCTCCATTTTCATTCCAGGGCTGTTGTACTTGGCGACTTGGTTGAACAGGTCAATCATGTTAAACTCCTCAGTGGGGGGGGGACAAATTCATTATATGTCCTCCACATTCTTAAGTCAGAAGCTAATCCTACGGTTTCCAGGTTTTGCCCGCTCCCCAGGTGCCGATCTCAAGGTCGGCTACGATGGGGACCGGAAGCGTAACCCCGAAGTGCTCCAGGGTGGAAGGCCGCTCCATGCACTCCTTGATCTGAGGCAGGATCTGATCCAGGTGTTCGGTTTTCACCCACATCAGGATGGAGTCATGTACTTCTCCCTTAATCCTGAGGACCCGCCCTTCTGACGGCACCTGGATTCGTTCGTAGATGTCCAGCATTCCCATGACCTTCAGATCCCCGATGAAGCCCTGGATCGGGGAGTTGATGGCCTGTCGCTCACACTCCGCCCGGACGCCCTTATCGGGAGACCAGATACCGGGCAACCGGCGTTTGCGACCAATTAGGGATCGAACGAACCCGTCAATACGAACCAACTGTCGCTGGCGTTCGTGCCAGGCTGGCAAGGACGAGTACATGGAGAAAAAGGCGTTCCGGATCTCTTCGGCCTCATACAGGTCCACTTCCCAGTCGTACTTGAGCTTCGCATACTCCGCGAACTTACGAGCCCCCATACCATAGATGTAGCCGAAGTTGATCCCCTTGCTCTGCTTCCGTTTCTCCTTCCACCGCTTATCGATCTCGATGGCTCGATCATGTCCCATCTCTTCCAGGCGACGGCAGATGACCTCCAGTGGGGCCTGGGCATCCTCCGGATAATCTATGGCGACGGTATCCCTGGCCATCTGGATGTACTCGGAAGAGCCACCCATCTGCAGAACACTGATGGTGGTTCTCCAGTGGACGTCGATGCCCTCATTATAGCATCGGATGAGCTCCGGGTCACCGGAGGCAATAGCCGCCACTCGCAGCTCCGCCTGAGAAAGGTCACCCTGAATGAAGGTCCAACCCTCGGGGGCTTCGATCAGGTTTCGAATGGTCCCATCCCGCGGTACCTGGTGCAGACGGGAGGAGTAGCGGCCCGTGACAGTTCCGTGCAGCTTTGTGCCCAGGAACAGGTTGGGGCCGACCATGAACTCCTTCCACCCCTCGATGTAAGTGGAGAGCATCTTCTGCAGAGACCGATACTCCACCAGCATGGCCACCACGGGGTGATCCAAGTCCGCCAGAGCGGCCTCTCCTGAGCTGGGGGCACCTTTCTCGGTGAACACCGAGGGCGTCAGACCCAAAGTACCATACAGGGCCTCCCCCACTTGTTTGGATGAATTCCAGTTGATGACCTTGCCCAGGGTCCGATTGAGCTGGGCTTCGGCCAGCTTCAGTCGCTCGGATAACTCCCGTTCGGTTCGCTGGCTGGAACCTCTCCATGTTGACATAGTGACCCTCCCTTTCGATAACCTCGTACATGCGGGAGGCCGGCATGGTGAGGTACTCGAAGATTCGTCGGGAGTCCGAGTCCTGCATCAGCTCACGACTGTAAATCTTCTTCAGCTCATAAGTGTAGTAGGTATCCCGCGCGCAGTACGTGAAGAGTTTACTGGCCTCCACATTACCCTTCTTCTCAGAAGTGGTAAGGTCATAGTCCGGAGCGTTCAGGTAGAGCCTGGCGTTTTCCTTCAGGCCGTGGGGACTGTTCTCGTCCAGGTTGTAATGGGCCAGCATGGTGTCGAACTTGTTATAGAACTGGACCCCCATCTTCTGCCAGAGCCAGAGGCTATCGAACTTCCAGTTCTGGTTGACCACCGGAATACCCTGGGCCGCCATCCAGTGAAGAAGCTTCTTCTGGGCCCCCGCGGGGAGTGTTGGGGCCTTACGTATGGGAATGACCCAGGAGGTCTCGGACTTGGGAAGATACACTCCAACGCAGTTGATATAAGAGTCGGGGTTGTAATGGTCCAGTCCAGAGGTTTCCAAGTCGCAGGTGAACTCCTTTTCCTCGGAAAACTGGGCCTGGAATTCCTCGAGGTTAGCCCGATCCACGATCCTAATTCGAATGTTGGCTTCACCCTCATTCAGGTTGCCATTCATTACGTCTTTGAATCGGCGCAGAGTCCGTTTGTACTCCGGCATCTTTCCGGGGTCTCGAGTGACGTAAGCCGGAGAGAAGCAGGGGACGTAGGTGATCCCATCCCTCTCGATGACCTTCCCCACGGCCGCGCTCAGGGTGGCCTCTTTACAGACCGCTTTTACCGCAGTGGCCCCTACCACCAGAACGAACTTGGGCTTCTGGCGCTCGATCTCAGCCTGCAAGTATCCCGCGCAGGCCCGAACCTCCGAGGGCTCGGGCTTTCGACCGTCGGGGGGCTGGCACTTGACGATCCCAGTGTAATAGAAGTCCGTAACCCCGATTGAAGCCAAGTCGTCGATCAGGGTCTGGCCCAGGCGCCCGGATAGGTAGGACCCAGATCGGAGGTCCGTTCCTGTAGGCGCATCCCCAATGACCATTACCGGAGAATCTACTGGCTCGTCAATGAGGCATACAACTTCTGAAGAGTGGCAAAGTGAACAGAGCTGACAGTTACTATTTCGCATTGGATCCCCGCGTCGTGAAGTCGGTAGATGCCCTCTGGGTTCCTATATTGCTCCAGATAGGCTACCCGCATTATACCAGAATTGATGATGAGCCCGGCGCACTCCCAGCACGGGCTAAGGGTCACGTGTAGCTCAGCCCCATGAAGGGCTACCCCATGACGAGCGGCCCAGGCGATAGCGTTCTGTTCCGCATGGATGGTACGACGACACCCCAACTTATGAAGCTCCACGCACTCAGGAGTGCAATGGTCAGCCCCTGAAGGTGGACCGGCATATCCAGAGCTCAGGGGCCTCCCATTCAGAGAAGCCACGGCTCCAACTTGACGACGCCCACAGGTGGACCGCATCGCGGCCACCAGGGCGTTCATCATTAACTGCTCATCTCGAGATGGTCTCATGCGTCGTCCTCCGGCCCGGGTTTTACCTCGAAGAGGTACTTGGCGATGATTCGCCCCTTAAGGGTCATCTTGATGGTCCCGATCTCCCGTCCGGTAACCGAATGATAGATGACCGCCATGTCGCCCACCTTTCCATTCTGATACATCCAGCGAGTGAGCCAGCCGATGGCGTTATCAATGCAGGAGTAACGGCGAGTCAGGCGACGGTTTCGGTCCCTCCAGTGCGGCGAGGCCCGGTGAATCTCACCCCGAAGGGGCAGCTCCCGTTTGACTGGGGACGAGTGGACCAACTTGAGTTGAGCGGACATTTATTGTGCTCCAGTTGAAAGGGTAAAGATATTATAACCCAATACCCTTACTTCATCCAATTCTTCAACTCATGGAAATTGGCTCGGAAGCAGTGCAGCGAGGTGATATGTGTCGTCAGCGTTCCTGGGCCGACATCATTCCATTCCGGGTCCTTCTGACGAAGTTGTTCCAGAACCCATATCACCATTCGGACCGCGAAGTACAGATCATTCCTGAAGTGGTTAACTGCGTCGCAGGACCGTAGGTAGTAAACGCAGTGGAGCTCTCCCCTCCGGTGAATAAAGTGGTAGCCCAGTG